AAGAGGTGGCTCAAAGCGTTTCCAGCGCACTAAACTTTCTTTCCTATTCAAACCCAGCCCTTTACTGTCCTGAATTGCCTATCATACAACACAACCTTACTACCCAAAACTACCTACCAGAATCTAATCTAAATCAAACTTACCCAGCCCAATCAAACCCAACCCTCGGGTAGTCATACGTCGTCCGTGGACGGTTCGACGCCTCTGACTTTCTCAACATGGATTCTCTCCCTGTTGCGGCCCACCTTGCCAATGCTGCCGAGTTTAACGCTTCAAGTTACCTCGCCGGCATTGCCGCCAAGGCTTCCACACAAGCTTACGACAGTTCGCTTGTGGTTCCCTTCCCCGCTCTTGACCCCAAGATCAAATCTGCTGTAGCTTCCCAGTTCCGCAATGTCTCCCTCCGGTTTTGCGGCGACAGAGCTGCCACCCCGCCCCTCAGCGGGCACATCTTCCATTCTGTCTTTCGCCATGCCGTTCGCGCCCGCTTTGAGCAAAAGCGTTCGGTTGTCCGCGAATCTCTTCCAACCTTGGTCATTGGATCAGCTTTTCGTGAAGTCCAAGACTACGGTTCTAACCCCAACATCTCTTACTGGTTCTACGCTAACGAACCCAAGGACACTGACCGCATTGTCAGACCCATGCTTCAAGCCATCTCCTCCAAAGCCAATGAACTCGCCCGCAAATCGTCCGTCCGTTTCCAAACCCGCACCCTCAACCACAATGCCGCCCTCGCCATGCTCTCCAAACTCGACGCCCAAATTCCAGTCACCTGGCAAGAATGGTCAGCTCACTTCGGAAAGAAAATCCCCTTCCCAACTAACCCCCGCTCCCTGCGCACCAAACTGCACTCCCTGATCTCCTCTCAAGATCCTAACAACTCCCTGGCTGTGAAAGAGGCCCGCACTGTCCGTCTCACCAATGCTCGTGAGGCCATGCGTGCTTACCAACAGCTCTGTGCTGAACCCAAACTGCTCTCTGCTAACCAACCTGTCTATTTCCACAAATTCGTCTGGGGACCCAACTACACCCACCCAGATCCTGACAGACCCCCTTACCGAGCAGTCCTACATGATGTCGGCTATTCCTTCAACGATGAAACGTGGTTCAAAATTTTTGAATCCACCGGAGTCACTGTGGCAACCGGCTACATGTTCTGCCCAACCCGGCTTGTGTTCCCAGAGATGGTGGAGGACCCAACCTATACTCTGGAACTGATTCCCAACCAGCCCCTCGCAAACCCTCTTGCCGCCTGGTGCAATTCCAATCATTGGAACAAACCAGTCCACACCGTCGCCAGACTCACCTTTCGAGGTGATGATGGTAATGGTTATCAAGAGGACTATGAGGCCTGGAAGTCCTACCTAACCCGTCGCGTCATGGTCCCAAAAACCGACCTTGGCTACTGCTTACTTCTTGATATTGAAGAAAGGCAAGGCGACTACATTATCTATAATGTTTCCCGTGTTTCCGTCCGCGTTCAAGTGCCCTGGAGTATCGAGGTCCCGAAAAGCCAGCACTTTCTACGCGTCTTTGACATTCTTCACTACTATGAATCCTCCTCCGACCCCCTCACCAATTCTGGCCCTCAAAGGAGGTACATTTCGGTACTTGAATCAGAATGGTACGAGATTACCCTCTACATTGAGAGGACTAACCCTGACAGCCGCTGCTTCCATCTTGCTCTCACCTCGGCTTACCGTAAAGCGTTTGCCATCCTCGAGAGTAACGATGAATCCAAACGCTGGCAACTCAACCCTGCCCGTCTTTGTTCTGTCGTTCTCTGTGCCATCCTTCACACCAAAGCCCGCCAGCTGGTCATTGAATCCCAGATGGCCCAGACTCCCGACAACTCCTTCCTGAGCCTTCTCAACTACTTCTCTAACTTTTTCAACACCTCCCTTGTTTTTACCTACCAGTCCCTCCAACTTCTCGTCGGTGCCGGTATTGAACTTGTCTCACGCCCAGAAATGTGCGTCAAGAAGTTCAACTCCTGGGACTGCCGCAATGAATTTGGCACCTCCCTCCTTCCAGATTCTGTTGGCTCCCACTTTGATGCCTCTCTGCTTGTACATCCCCCTTCTGTTGTTGATTCTATATCCTGTGCTGTCTGCAAGTCCCTTCACCCAGCCACACTGGATGGGCAAATAATCCAGTGCAACCCATCTGAAGACTCTTCCTGGGATTTCTGCCTTTCCATGGAAGATATTCAGGCCCTCAACAGCAGGTTGGCCACTCAACTCTCAGTCCTCTCGACCCCCGCTGAGACTGTTGGTCTTCACACTGTTCTAACCAACGCCAAGAAAGCCCTACCTATTCTTCCAATCTCCCACAAAGTCCAGGTCCTTGTCTTTCTTGGTGGCCCTGGTGTTGGAAAAACCCGTTTTGCCGCTAGTCATAGGGCAACGGCCGACACCCTTGTTGTCTCCCCTTATGATCTCTCCAGTGCTTACAAATCCTGCCCTGCCAAGTTTCTCACCCAACACAAGGCGGTTACTAACACAACTGTCTTCCAAAGGGTCATAGTGGACGAATTCCAGTCCATGGATCTGGACCTCCTCACTGTCATCCTTGAAAAGGCCAAACCCTCTGTCCTTGAACTCCATGGTGACCCCAAGCAACCCAACATCCTTGAAAACCAGGGTGAAGGGAAATCGATAGTCAACCACGTCCTGGCGAAGAAGACCTTCACCACGCATGAATATCGATTAAGCTACAGGTGCACCCTCTCCTCTATCCTCACTCTTAACAACATATTCAACTATAACCTTGTTACCAATTCTTCTACTGTAGATGACATAGAATTTGTTCCCTTTGATTCCACCTGGTTCGAACGTAACCCCACTGTCCCTGCAATCTCCTTCAATGCTAACACTGTTGCTTCTCTCCTGGGCACCACCCCGAACCCCAAATTCTCAGTGCGATCAGCCACAGGCTCCACCCACAAAAAGCTAGCACTCGTGCTTACCAACGAAGATGCTGGTTTGATGAACGTGGACTCTCTGGCCATCGTCGCCATTTCCCGACACACCCATAAACTCTATGTAGTCTATGAATCTGACAATCTCAAGGCTCAGTTCCAAGCACGCTTTCAACTGGATAAATTGCAAGACCAAGCCCGGGACCCGCCCCGTCCTGAACATGCAGTTGAAACCAGCAAAACGTGCTCCCCCCTCCTGGAACAACTCACCTCAACCTTTACTGACCCTGATCACGACCCAGATGTTGACCTTCTCTTCCCGGCCCAGCAACCTGCCCCAAATTCTGGTGACACCAAAGCCCAGATTCCAACCAAGAGTCTTGACCCCACAACCAGCAATCCTAAACAGGATGCCAATGCGAGCCCGGTCACCAAATCTAAACCGGACGTCGCAACCCCATCGGATTCCAACCAAGGTCCGAAACAGGTCCCACCTGCTGCTACCACCCCAAAACTGGTGGTACAAGATTCTGGAAAACCCCAGAAACTTGCCCTGTGCGGATGCCCTTCTTCTCTTTCCTTCTGTCCCACTTGCTCCCCAAGTCGATTGTCCCCTGTGTACTCCAAGCCTGTGCATGTGGTTAAAAGAGGTACCCAACTCAGCAGCTTTTCACTCTCTGAAAACACGTTCGACTATATACCAACCACAGGTGATGGAAATTGCTTCTACCATGCTTTTTGCTACTGGACCAAACGGATAAACCAGACAGAAAGCACTTCTCTCCCCTGCCTCAATGTTTCTCTCCGTCAATTTCTTACCCACAACTATCTCTCCAACGATCACTCAAACAACCAACTCAAGAGCCTCGAATCTCTGGACACGGAAGGGGTAAAAACCTATGTGCAAGGTGTTTCAACCAATGCATGGGGTTCTCTCACCGAAGCCACAGCACTCGCAGATCTCTTGAACCTGGTTGTTCATGTGGTCACTCTCAAACCCAGCACCAACACCTGGGGACCCAGCTCTTTCTCGGTAGACCACCAGCAAACGATAGCGCCCTTACAAGATCAGTCACTGATAGGCAAACTCCCGATCGTCTATTTAGGATTCCATGGTAACCACTTCGTTAGTCTTAAGCCCGTCTTCCCTTTCTCGACTGATTCCAGTTTTCCCCCTCTTGGTTGCAAACCACCAACAGGAGGCCAAAAGTTTGTCAGCTCCAAGAAGGTTAGAGATCCAGTAGTTCAGGATGTAGTTAAAACCCCAACTCAGGAAAGCACCAAACAGGAACCCACACCGGTAGATAAACCAGTCGAAACTAAGAATGTAGATGAAGCTGGTCAATCAACTCCGGTCGCAGTCAGTCAAGAATGCAAACCCGAAATAGGTAAAGAAACTCCCGAGCTCCCAGATCCAGTAGATGCAACCACACCCGTCAGTCCCACCCCCTTAGAAGATACTAGCAAGCTCATTAAAGTAAAACCCGTAGATGGCCCAGCTCAGACCGCGGAACCAACCGGAAGTTCCGATAAAACCCCAGAACCCGCGGACAGTGCCAAAACAACCACTGCCCCCGGCCTTGTAGACAACAACCCAGTGATCCCGACCCCTGCCACCGATCCAGAACCAGAAGGATCAAAACCAGTAGGTATATGGTCAGACTCCGAAGATGACGGAAAATCTGAAACGGAAACCTGCCCATGCAAGGAACCAAACTCCTTGACCTCTCTCCTCAGTAGTATAGGATACCCTAGTGACATCCTCACCCAAGTCATACACACGAAACACTTCTGTAGGGTTAATGAAACCTGCCTTAGGAATTTGTCCAAAGCCCTAAACACCGCAATAGTCCAGAGAACTGTTGTAGTCACACCAAATCCCCAGGGTAAAGATCAAATAGTCTACGCCAGACCCGTCACATACGGAAAAGGCGCCACCAAGGTTAACCTTGATGTTGAGATTGACGTTACCAAACTAGATAGCCCTAAATGGTCAATGTCTGGTGGTCCCGCCCAATTCAACAGCATCAAGCACCTTGAGGACCTGTTAGATCCCTCTATCCTGGTGCACCCAGTCAGCTGGTCCAGGCACGGTATCTTAGTTCACGTTCCTGCTGATGGTAAATGTGTATATTCAGCCTTAGAAGCATCTGCACGCATGCTAAACTTGCACAATAGGTTTAGAGTAGTTACGAATCTACTTAGAGAAGACCAAAATCACTTCAATGTACCAGCACTCGACGACGATTACCAAAAAGTCTGTGATCAACTGGCATGTGCCATTAATGTTCACAAAGACTTTTCTGGTAGTAGACCCGTCAGGTTCCAGTGCACTGAAGATGATCCCAAGTTCACACTAGATATCCTTGTATATCATATGCATGCCCATGCCTTTCTTCCCTCCCACCAAAGTATAGACACCACAGTAGGAGCCGCGCGGAGGATAGCACAGGTCTATGCTAACATGGCCGGTGGAGTATCCTTCGCACCTAACTTGACCCCTTTCCACACTGTTCCCCAAGCCTATCTAGATCTTACCACACATTACATTAAACCCGCGGATGAATCCTACAAAACCGTTGAAGAACCAACTGAAAGACCTTTCTTCGCCGAATCCATCGGACTAAGACCATATGATGGCTTCCGACTTGCCGAAGACATAATTTCAGTCCACTCCAATCTGGTTCGTTCTGGAGAAGAATTCGGTTCTTTAGCACCCAAAAACATATCCCAACTACAACCCCGTATGTTACATAGTAGAGCCAAGATTAACATACCAAACCTGATCCAACCACTCAACAAAAACCGTAGACCAATGGACGATGAAATACACCGTCATAGGTATATGCACTCCCAAGGTATTGACTTCTTAGCCAATAGTCCCGCACAAGAGTTACGCACAGCACATTCTAGGTATATCACATCTAAAGGTATTAAATTAAATGCATCGTCTAGGCAATTAGCTAGCAGAATAGCCAACAATTTTATTTCTAAGTACATGACAGTACTCTCTGATGATCCCCACGAAGAATCTGAAACACTTAATGAAGCGCTTTCAGACGCCCTTCGGAAACACTACCCCGATAGAGTTAGAGACTTTTCAACCTTTGACCCACATAGGATTAACTTCTTCATGAAAGAGATATTCAAAGTATCCAGGTCTCATACCACGGATGAAACCAAAGCTGGGCAAGGCATATCCGCTTGGGACCCCACTGTTGTATCTCTCTTTCATACCCTTATGCGCATCATGAGCCGTAGGTTTTCTAGATCCCTTAAAACCAGCGCTGTGTTCAACAACAGGTTGACACAAGTTCAACTGATCTCCAAAGTCCAGACCGCCATGTCCACAATTCACCATTCAGCGATAGGTGGATACATGGATGGTACCCAGTTCGACTCCTGTCAGAATGCCTTCACGCAGGAAATTGAACGAAACATACTAACCTTCCTTGGCATGCCCCATGAAGCTGTTGAGGCCTACTATTCTATTAGGAATAATTATTTACTCTCTTCTGCAACCTTCTCAGCTCTTATAGATGCCGCTAAGACTTCTGGAGAACCCGGCACTCTCCTTCTCAATACAATACTGATGATGTGTCTCACCGCGTGGTTACTTAGGACTAGGACCGTACACTCCGTCATTATTGGACAGGGTGACGACTGTTTTATCTACGGTGTAGGTCTGTACTTAGATGAGGATCGACTCTCAGACGTAGGTAATTACACGAAGATGAAACTTAAATGTCAAGTAGGTGGAAGAATTTCCTTCTGTGGCATGAGTTACAACAATGGTAGGTTTTATTTGGACTTAGAACGTAGGTACAAAAAAACTAGTTGGTACCACCTACAGGGATTACCCCCACTTCGCGGAAGTACAAAACGCAGTCCGCGACTTCCTGCTTGATGTCAAGCGCTCCCACACTGACGGAATCTCCTCTACCATCCAGGCTAACATCTCTGTCTCAGACACCCACCCAGATTATCAACGCCAGTTCGAATACCAGCTAGAGATATTCTTAGCGTTAGAATCAATAGCCCACCTTAATAGGAGTCAGTTTTTAGAGCACTTCAAGCCCATTTCCATATCCCGCACGTACCCCCTCTAAACACCACTATCCCAACTAACTTAGCCTATGGCATCCTCTAGTAGCTCTAACTTAGATCTTCTCCCTGTAGAAATTAATAAGACCTCCATCCCTGCCCTGGTTACTACAGTCATCAGAAACCTCCACAACATGCGCAAGCTTGTGCTGTTTTACGGGGCAACTGGAGTCGGTAAAACCACCTCCCTACCCTATCACCTGTCTACCCACCTCGGTAGAATTCTTGTCCTTGTGGATTCTGTAGCCCTCAAGAACTCCCTCTCCTCTTACATGACCAAGGTTACTGACGTTGTGTATTTAACCAAACTTGAATACGTACTGTCACCAGTTAACGGTCCTGTACTAATTGACGAAAGCCACCAACCAGATCATCTTACCCAACATCTGGTCAGGCGCGTCGCAACCCCACAAACCTTCTTTCTTACCTCAGCCACCTCCTCTCATTTCTCTGCTAACCCCAAAGACACACTATATCCCATCAAGGAAATCTATGATGATAGATACACCCTAGAAGCTATCTTCAAATGCAAGCCCCTTCCTTTTCTATCCCCGGGATCATCTGGTTATCGTACTTGTGTCTTTGCACCTAACGACAGAGATGCTGTGTCCTTGGCCTCCAAGTACTCAGGTATACCTGTATTCAGTGTCACAGCCGCAAACTACGACAAACAGATCCCACTGATCAAGGCTACCAAAGGTCCCATACTAATCTTCTCTTCCCCAGTCATGCAAACCGGCGTCACTGTAGATTTAGATGTAGTTATAGATCTAGGATTGTCCAACAGTGTTTCCTTTGAAGTTGAGAAGAAGCTCTCACACATAAACGTTGCCCGTGTCAATTCCACTTTCCTCGAGCGCATACAACGCAGAGGTAGAGTGGGTAGACTCAGACGAGGTATATATGTAAGTGCTAACAACTGTTTCTCCAAAGACACTGTGGTACACCCCTATTTCCAAGAGCTATACCAACGTCTTTCCAAACCTATAGGTCCTAAACTTAGAGTCCAGTTACTTTCCCAGTACCACCCGTATGTCACGGATGACCTCCTGGATGAAAATGGTTTAACCATATCATACTGGAATCACCCCACCCAGCCCTGTACCAAGCTACCTTCTCAGATCCAGTACTCATTTGACGATGCTAAAATCTACCACGCCAAGTGGTGGGATCACACCGTTAAACCAAGTACTATTTGGGCAGAACTTGTTACGTCCCAGGTCTCGGAAGCAAAGCCCAGTACTAAGTAGCACACCCAAACTCCCTGCTATAAGTCCCATAGCCGCCCCAGCAGAAGAGCCAAAGTTGACACCTGTTGTGGAAGATAAGCTCAGCACAACCATGGGTACCTCTGTGGTCAACCCAGTGGACAACGGCGCCTCCTCCAGCGATGGCACGGCCCTTAGCTCCAAACCAGCCCCACCCGCAGCTTCAGATGCCCAGCAACAACTCAATGCCATCACCTCTAGGACCCACAATGATAGCGCCCTAGAAAAGATCTATGGTGGCAGTGATAGTAAAGTAGAATTAGACGGCACCACTGATGGTGAAGTAGAACAGCAATTCCAGCCCCAGAACCAGGCACAGGCCTCCATATCTGATCAGACCAAGTTTAACTCTACCCTCTCCTTCATCCCCCTTTTAGATTTTAAGAACAACCCCGTCTCCCGATGCAACACCATCAACAATGATAACCTGTCCCGATGTCTCAGTAGTGCTTTCCTAACATTTCAAGGGGTTTCAAAGATACCACTTGATGAAGGTAAGCGCCAAACCCTCTTCAACACTGCTTTAGCCTGGCACATAGCAGAGTACCGACCAACGGCCGTCACTCACGGCAAGATACTGGACGTAGATGCTCAAGTCATCTATGATGCCCTTATCAACAAGGACCGCGGCATCACAATCCGCCGCATAGCCAGAGCATGGTCGCCAGCTATCAGCAATGTTCTCTACTCCTATGCTAATCTCACCCCACCTGTCTTTACTACCCAATGCAATGACACCTTTGCTGATCCCCACACTAGAATAGCTGTAGCTCCCTTCTTCTTTGATGGAGTAGACCCCGGTATCATCCCAGTAAATCTCTCCCGTCTTGTCGCCACTGGTCTTGCATACTCCAAGCGCCAAGCGACCAACTCTCCCTACTCTCTCCACAAACGACCAGCCTTTGTCACTCAGAAAGCTGAGGACCTCAACATGGCCATGCAGTTCACAGGATAGACTCAGACGTGTAGTTATTCAATTCTACCTTTCCCTTTCTGAATCTAGGACGCAATGGCTGGATCCTATAGTAGCCCCGGGTCGGTTAACTACGCCAAACTTGGACAGTGGTACCGCGCCTCCGACTTCTCCAGCTTTCTGAACGTAGCCCAGCAATCGGCTTTCAACGTCCAGACTGTTAGAGACGGACTTCGGGATGCCTTCAATAGTATCCCCTCTGCCGCCCCCTTCCAACTCCTCACCAGGTTCCCGGATGATGAAGCCTACGTCAGCGGGTTCAAAGCCAACTGGAACCAGCTAATCACCCAGATGACCACCTCTCTTTCTTACAAGCCCTCTATAAAGGATAGTAAGAACAAGACAGTGGACATCACGGATCCCGGTGTCGACAACGATGTGGTGCAGTCCTTCTACCAAGCAGTGAAAGCCATGAAAGAGCTCCTGCTTGCCCCTCCCCCGAACGACTCTCTGTTTGTCAGGGACAACTTCGAAGCCTTCTTTCGTCTAACCTGGTCCACAGGATTACCTCCCCCTTAAGGAAGGAAATACCAGGGCCAGAAACTACACCCTGACCTTGTGAGTGAAGGT